AGTCTTTTGACTCAGGGTCGTTCCACTCGAACACCATAACCCCCTCGGTCGGTTTAATGTTCTTCCTGAGCCATTCGATTCTTCTTTTAATAATCTCATTGTCGAACACCGCGGACCCGGACATCAGAAAAGCTTCTTCGGGAGTAGAAGGGTTCTCCTGTTTCATCATGTTGAGGTCTCCGTTGCACTTGTTTTTTAAAGTGTGCCTCCACCACCTGATTCTTTCTAAGGGTAATTTCAAGTCTTTGTAAAGCCAATTTTCGTAATCTGAGAAAGTATAAATAAAAGTTTCCTTCTCGTCTTCCGAAAGCTCCATCTGGTATTCTTCATGGACAAACCAAGAAAAAAATAAAGGAATAAACGCGGTTTTACCTGAAACTGAGTCATCCCATAAATCTTTGAAGTCATTAAATCCGTTTGCGGTGGATTCTATTACGACCTCGGTATCAAGGTCGTCCGGTACGGCCTGAAGGATGCCGTTTAACTGTTTAATCGGGGACTTGTCGTCTCGGCCTTCCCAAAAGGCGAATTCAGACGCATGGACGTAGTGAATCGTGTTTGAGCGCCCGACGCCTCCGCTTCCTGCGGTTTGAATCTGGATTCGAGAGTTTAAACCTTTTCCTTTCCCGGAATAACTGGAAGGAAGGTCGAAAACCAATTCAGTCGCGTTTGAAGCTTTCCTGTAAGGTTTGGCATCGTTCGGAAGATGGTCAAACATAAACTTGGATTTTTCAAATATGTCTCCCGTGGAGTCGTTTCTATGGGCGACAACTAAAGCATTTCTATTTGGTTTAGTGGTGGTGTTGAATAACATCCTTCCTTGTTCGTTGGTCGTAACCCCTTCCTGGCGGGCTTTTAAAATCAACAGCCTTACAAGGATTCCCTGGGATCTCAATTCATCAATTTTTGAGTTGATCTGCTTTTGAATCGAATTATGAGAAAAGGGAACGAGGTCGCCTTTTTTGTTGACGATTTTTATATTCCTTTGAGAGAAAAATTCATAGTTTTCAAGGGAGTAAAGAAGTTCAAGCTTATTCAATTGGTCTTCAGGCTTTTTCATTTCTTACCCTTCTTTGGCTTCCACTTTCGAAGAGTCCCAAAAACGTAAGCATCTGCGCCTTTTAAACCCTTCTTTCGGGCCTCGGCTTTAAGCGCTTTTTCAAGTTTCTTCGGCATGAAATCACTCCCCGTGGTTCAATTGTTCTACCGCGCTTTGCAGGCACTCTGCTTTTGCCATTACACCGCATATTTTAGGTATCTGTATGGCTATCCAGTCTATCAGCGTCTCGTCCCTGCCCCATTCGCTATTGCAGTCAAGACCGGATTCAAACAGGAAAGCGTGTGTTATCTCGTGCCGCATAATTTTACTAACATAAAGCGTATCAATACCCTCTAAGTTCATGATGTCATGGTCGAATTCGGCTTTGATAATAATTTTTTTGGTTTGCGTTTCTGTATAACCGCCAAAGTTTTTAAGTTTTGGATAGTCCGCTTCCTTGCCTCGAATTAATTCGTATTCGGTGCCTAAAACATTAATATTCATTGTTTTTTCTCCTGTTCTGCAGGTCGATTTTAAAAATATTAAAGTTCTCTCAAACAAGTTTAAGGTCTCTTTTCATCGCTTCAAAAACCGGTTCATCTTTGTGCTTGTTCGCATGGCAAAATGTGCAAAGCGTTGTTAGGTTGTTTAAACAATCATTCCCCCCTACACATTTTTCCTTGATGTGGTGCACGTGTAATTTATATGAGGCCCCGCATTCCGTGCACTTATAATTATCGCGTTGGAGCACAATTCCGCGGATAACTCTTGGAACATTGCGCCGCGACCTTCTACTCCGATTAAACGGTTTTGTTTTTGGCAATTTTGGGGCTTTAACCGCGCGGTTGTTTTCCTCATGAATACCCGCTAGCAAACGAACGATACAATCCCCGCAATTTTTCTTTCCGCTTATGCCTCCTATGGAGCACTTGGGAAAGTATTTTTTTATATACGGGTAAGCTTTTCCGCAGGTTATGCAAGTTCTTTCTTCTATAATCATTTTGTTTCCCCATATCTGCGCTCAATAAGCCACTCAATCATGTTTGCTTGACTCCGCTTATCTGCTGCGCATATTTTAGGAAGCATGGTGTCTTTTGTGTATGTGCTTACCTCGACATTTAATTGCTTAAATCCCCTCCGGGTCTTCCATTTTTCTGGCATTACATATCACTCCCATAGGTTTGTTATAGTTCTCCCATATAGTAGCACTATTGTTTTCTTATGATTGCAATGGGAAAGAGGACCCGGTTTAGAGGTATCCACCCCCTAAATTAGCGTTAGATGGGAGAAGAGGTACTACATCTGGTGAAGCCCCACCACCCTATGCCGAGGGAGTATCCACCCCCATAGATAACACGTTACATTATACAAAACATTTCCTTTGTATCATGTTGTACGTTGGCTGTAACGCTGTCCCTGTGCCGATCATAGCGATATGCTCATATGGCACATTAGACAAAAGCAAGACAAAGCACTATATATAGTAGTCAGTCCTGCTCAATCACTCGGTAAGACGCCGCGATTGCTGCCCTCTCAGGGGACTTAAATTGGTACTTGGAGCGGTAATAATCGAGATATGAATTGTATAGGTCGTCCTCTGGTTGGCCTGTTATTTGGGCTGTTTTGCGGGCCTCCAGACGCGCCATGTCCTCAATTGAGGAGATAGGGTCTAAAGGTTGTGCATTAGTGATCACAGCCACATTCACAGACTCTTTGGCAGTCTTATATTCAGGGTCGTTGTTGCGCAGGTACAGTTCTGCCGCTTGGACGTTTGGAGGGTAATATTTTATTATCTCTTTTTCGATGATTTGGCCTTGGTATTGCGCTATAAACAAGTCCTTGTGCTCATATCCGATGGCACTCTCAAGTTGCTTGTTCATCACAAGGGTGTTGCGCTCCTTGCGGGCGCGCGCGTAAAGACTCGCTAATTTATCGTACTTATCCTTATATCTTATCCATGATATCTGGCTAATGCCGAGTTGGTCCGCTATGCTATAATCAGTGTATCCTTGCTTGAGCCACTCATACACCTCATCGAGCCTGGGTAATACATGCGTCTCGTATTTGCAGGGTCTGCCCGCGCAATCTATTGCATCCTCCTTATTCTGTGACATCTATCTCACCCCGTATTTATCTTTAATGCTTGCCTGGTATGGCTTATCCAGCCTCCGTATGCGCTGCGCTGCCTTGGATCTCTCTGTCTCTAGTTGTGATACTGACTTGCAAAACTTACATTGATCCGGGTTGCACTTATCCATACTGATCTTGAGCGTTGCACACTCTTTTAACCCTGCCGCAAAACACTGCATTGTCTCACCTATTCTCATTCGCATACTGTTTTTTGAAATTTGGATTTCCCCTGGGTTTTGGGGGTATTTTATATTGTCTTAACCGGTTCCATGCCGTACCGGCAGAGCACAATAGCGCATCTGCTATGCCGTTAACCCCCATGTTCTGTCCAAGATATAACTCCCGAAACAGTTCTCTGCCCGTTAATACCGCGGTTGAACCATCCGGCTGTAACATATACATACCTGTGACCACCTCGCCCCGGTTGACCGCTGACTGCTGGATGTGCCTGCATACGGTAGATATGTCGCAACCAAATAGATTCGCTATATCTTTTTGCCCCCACTGCCGGCGGCGATGGAGGATATACATTACGTCGCTTACTGATCGCATGTCATCGCTCCGATCTAAAATAGTAAGAGCCCCCAGCCGTAGCTAGGAGCTCCCAAAGGAGGAAAATTTGTGAGGTACATATTAATTTTAGACACACGTCCACGATATTATTTTACTCTAAAAAATCCGGTCAAAGACGGTCATTTTTATTTTTGTTACATTTGCACAAACAACACGTTAAATCTTTGTATGTTTTACCAATTGTATCCCAAGCAGCTTAGGCATATACTTAATATGTCGGCAGGGGCTGAGGGCTCCGGACTATAGGGGAGGATAAATATGAAAAGCGTAATAGCAAAACAGCTTGCTGAGGATCTTATATCGTACAGCATTAGCTTCGACACCGATGATAGTTATAAGCAAA